CTTTGCCTGTTCTCTCATAATCTTCCACGCCTTAGCGTCATATGTTGGCACACTAGGAAAAGGTGGCATGTCTTCTTCTTTTACTTCTTGTGTAAACTTTAAATGCGACCTATGTAATATTGCACGACCTACTTCATGTTGTGCCATAGTATGACCTACAGATACTACATGTACATCTTTATCAGGAAACGCCATTTGTAATCCTCTTGTTAATGTGCCACTAGAACCTACTGACCATACTTCACTTATATTAATATTATAATCTGTCTCTATTGTTTTTGCTAAATCTCTTATATCTTCTCTTACTCTTTGGTCATCTAAACCTAATTGTAATAATCTTCTGTTTACAGGGTCCTCATTATAATAATCTAATGCTCTTTTCTTTGTAACTTGTAACATACCATTTGGCACCCAGCGAATATCAGCACCATATTCTAATGCTTTCTTTTGATACTCATGCAAATTATCCATACTTCTTTTTGCCATAAAGAATGTTGCCTTAGCACCGTATGCTTTTGCCTGTAATGTAATTGACATCTGAGCATATCCGTTTGCCGGACACCCACCATATACAAACTCATTTGCACCCTCTGACATTTCTTCACGAATTAGTCTATCAGCAAATCTTCTTTTAGAGCCACCCTCTAATAAGTCATCACGAACAACATAAAATCCTTCATGTTCTTCTATAACTAATTTTGGAAACTCATATTTTTTCATTTGTATTTAAAAACATATTTTGACCATAGATAACTTCTAGTAATACCTACTACTGTAAATATAAGAGCAAGATGAAACATTGCCCATACATCAATGTAAATATCAAACCAAGGAAATACTACTATCTGTATAATCATTGATAGTATTAATCCGCTACCTATATCTAATGTTCTGTGTATTAAATGTTTACTGTTTGTCATTTTTTTCGTTATATTTAATCATATCTTCATACGCCTTTTTGTTTTTCTTTTTTGTATTTTTATAATTACCTATTTGACTTTTACACCAAGTAAATAAAATTTTTTCATAATCTTTTAGTTTCATAACCAAAATAATTTTACTATAATTAAAAGCACACAAGCAAGTATAATCAATTCAACAACACTAACCTCTGGTCTTAGATACTTTGTTCTAATATGTAACCATTTCATTAGACTGGCGTATTTGTCTGGATTGTTATGCATAAAAATTACAAAAATAAAAATTAAACATAGTGTTATGCTAAGTATTTGCATTTGCTTCTATTCTCTTTTTATATTTTTCCATCTGTTTAGCTGCCTTTTTAAATGCTCTATCAAGTTTTAGTTTACTTGCTTTCTCAGTAAAGTTTCTACCTAATATGTGGTCATACTCATGTTGAAATGCTCTACTCATCATACCATCTAAGTTTGCTTCTTGTAAATCACCATTTTCATCTTCAAACTTTGCTACGATTTTTCTAGGCCTTTTTAAAGGTAGAAAAACAAAAGGAAAAGTTAAACACCCTTCTGTCATTAATACTTCTTCATCACTTGATGATACTATTATAGGATTAAAACAATGGATTGTCAAGCCTGATTCAATTTGTGGATGCCCGCCTATACAAAAGTAATTAAATGGTAAACCTACTTGATTACAAGTTAAACCTATACCACCATATTTTTTCATAGTATCATACATAACTTTTGTCAATTCTTTTCTATCTTTAAAATAATGTTCAGATAACATGTCATCATTAAAGGGTGCAATAGCACATTGCACTCTAGGGTCTGATGGTGGTATTAATTCAAGTTTTCTATCATTTGTAATACTGCCTATGTCTACTTCGTTTGTCATATTATACCTCTTCTAATTTTGTGAAGTTATGTTCTTTCTCAAACTTAATTATGTTTGTAAATTTATCAAATAGAATATCGCCCTTGTGTGATATAATAAAGACATTTTCATTTGACATTGTTCCTATAATTTTAAAAAAGTCTTCTGTGCCTTGTCCGTCTAGACTACTATCAAATATTTCATCTAGTATTAATAGATTAGTATTAGCACTATTTTTCATCTTTGCAATGGCACGCCAAGTAAAGACTAATGCTAAATCTATTCTCATCTTTTCACCTTCACTAAAACTATTATAATTAAATGTATCTCTGTGTCTACTTTTTACTGTCTCATTAAATTCTTCATCTAATACAAACGATACAAAAAAGTCCATTGCCTGTAGATACTTGTTTATTAGTTGATTCATAATAGGTAAGTATTTCTTGATAATCTTAGACCTTGCACCTTTATCAGATAGTATTTCTCTAATTATATCTACATAACCTTTTTCTTCTTCTACCTTTTCTAGGTCCTCTGTTAAAGATTTTAGTTCTTCTTTTAGACCGTCTAGTTCTTTTTCTAATTCTTCTACTGATTGGCCCTCTTGCATATCTAGTTCTACTTCATCAGAATGTTTTTTGATACCTTCTAAAGATGTATTGATTTTTGTTATGTCAATATTTAATTGTTGTATCTTTTTAGATACGGCATCCATTTGCACTAAGTGAGATTCTACTTTTGTTATCTCTTTTAGTATATCTTGTAGACCAGATTCTAGTTTTGTTATTGTATTCTTTTCTTCTTCTACTTTTTTAGATTTTAAATCTGTAGGTATGTCTTGTGTGCAAGTAGGACACTCATCATGAGTTTCAAAAAACTTTAATTGTTCTTTGTGAGTTTCTAGATTACTTTCTATTTTAGATTCTAGTTTAGATAATTGTTTTGCTTTTTTATCAACATCAGGTTTAAATTTAATAATTTCTTGTTGTTTACCTATATCTTCATTCAATTTTTGCAATTGTTCTCTATACTGTCTATCTGCCTCTTGATTTTGTTCTCTTTTTGTACGATTTCGTTCCTCGGTGGCGCTAGTGTGTGTTTTTAACGATTTTAAATGTCCCGACTGTAATGATACCTTCTGCTCTATTAAATCACGACCATGGCGAACCTCGGTGACTTTTTTTGCCAAATCCCCTTGTTTGCTTCTTAAAATTAAGTCCATCTGTGTAAAAACCTTAATATCAAGTATTTCTTCTACAACATCACGCCTATATCTTGCTTTCATCTTCATAAATGGTTCATATGATGATGACCCTAATAATACGACTTGAATAAATGAACGATAATTTAGTTTCATTATATTTGATTCAAGATATTTTTGATAATCTATTGTAGAGGCATCCTGATTAATTAGTGTATCATTTTTATAAATTTCAAATTTATTAGGTTTAATACTTCTAATAATCTTGTAATTAATAGTGCCTACAGAAAACTCTATCTCTACTTTACAATCGCCACCATTTATTGTATTTACCATTTGTTCTTTTTTAATTATTCTAAATGGTCTGTTAAATAGTACAAAACATAAGGCGTCTAGTAGTGTTGATTTGCCAGAACCATTTTTACCTATAATTAAGTTTGTTGGGTGATTATCTAATTCTATCGTAATAGGTGTATTGCCTGTTGATAAGAAGTTTTGCCATGATATAGATTTAAAATGTATCACTCGGATGACGCCTCTTTATATAGTTTGTTTATAAAGTCTTTTAATTTTGCCCTGTCTAAATCTGTGTCTATCTGTTCAATATAGTTACCTAAGAATGTAAGTGTATCTTCACCTTGGTCTAATATATCTTCTCTAACGGACGCTGTAATATCAGATGTATCTTCATCTATAATATTTAATTCGTGTATATCTATTTCTGTGTGTAAACGATTAACAAATTTTTCAAATACATCTTCATTATTCTTATTGACTATGAATAGTTTAATAAATGTTTTATCATATTCTGATATGTCAATATCTTTATAGTTTGTTTTTTTATCATCATAGTATATCTTCTTAAATATTGTTATTGGGTTAGGCACTCTTTCTAACTCTCTTGTCTCTGTGTCAAATACATGAAACCCTTTCGGACAATCATAATCATTCCAAGTTATCTGATACTGTGTGCCTAGATAATATATTTGTTTGTCATCTGACTTTTTATGAAAATGACCAGATAAAACTTTTTCAAATCTTTTAAATAATGATTTTTCTAAACCATGGTCGTTATAATGACCCTTGTGCATTTCAAAACCTTTTACTTCTAAATGACCCATACATATTTGAGATTTAGATTCTGATATTATTTTAATTGATTCATCATAGATATCATCACAAATCCATGGCACTAGTAATATAGGCAAGTTGCCAAAAGTAACTGTTGCCGGTTTTTCATATATCCAAGGTTCTATCTTGCCATCAAATGTAGTAATTAACTGTTGTAATGCATTTACTTTATTTGTGTTTTTATAATAGGTGTCATGGTTGCCTAATATAATGTGAGTATCTATTCTCATATCATATAGTCTTTTCCAAAACTTCTCTTGAAAGTTATGTGCTATTCTATAATTGATAAATTTTCTTCTATCAACAACATCACCTAAATGTATTAAGTGTCTAATATTGTTTTCCTTAATATATGGAAAGAACAATTCATCATAAAATTTATTTTGATAATCCATAAAATGTGGACTATCATTACGACACCCAAAATGAGTATCGTTCAATAATGCAATCTTCATATAGTTATTCTATAAATTTGTCTAGTTTTCCTTTTCGTTTTCTAGTAGTCTTTTTCTTAACCACAGGTACATCATCACTAGCATTTCTCTGTAAAAATTCAGAAAATGCATTTTTAAATTCTCTATCTTCGCCTTCATTTAAAGTCATATCATCATAATTACCTTCCATAATTAATCGTGTCTTTATTGTTGCTTGTTTTTTTTCTTTTTGTATTCTTCGTATAAATGCATAGTATATTATTTGTGTAAAGTATGCGAAAGGATTGTTTGATTTGTCTGGATTGAAATTGTCAAGATATTGTAGGCAATTTTCTATGCCATCACTAATCATATCATCTCTAAATGTATAGTTTATAAAGTTAGGTCTATACGATAAATGATTTGCAATTTTTAAGAAACATTCGCCTATGTAGTTTGTAACAGGTGGTTTTTCTTCACCTGATTCTTCTGCTTCAGAACAAAGTTTTCTGTATTCGACCATGGCCGCTAGAAACTCTTTGTTATTCACATAATGTTCTTTTTTCTTTTCAGTTTTCATGTGTTACATTATACTTCATTATGTAAGAAATGTCAATGCTGGTTTAGTTTTTTGCGAGAAAAAAATTTGCCTGTTTTTTTTATAATAATATTTTTTTCAACCACGCTTGACAAATCCTGTTTTTTATGTTATTTTAGCTGTGTTCTTTCCCCAAGGGTCAGAGTAGCTAGTGTTTAGTACTATCTTCAAGACTATCAAAGATTTCATTTAATTTATCATTAACTTCATCGGACACTCTTTCTCTTTCATAAGATTCTTGATTAATTCTTAAACCAGCTTTTTCATAAGAACCAGAAACAGTAACATACGATTTAGACATCTCGGAACTGGCAGTTGTTATAGTCATTATCTTGTCTTTAGGTATAGAAACTATACTATCATCAGAGTATGATGTCCATTTAATTAATGCTACATAATCTCTTAAAGTTAAACCTTCCATTTGAGGAACATATTTTATTTGTAAGGGTTTATCAATTTTAACAAGCGGCGATTTTTCATCCAACAAGTGTGTAGGTATCGTGCATACGATATCATCGCCATTAATAAGTTTTATAATCTTTATTGTTTCCATGATTCTCTCCTATAACTCGACATTATGAATATCGTAATCGAATCCTTCTTCATTGTAAATATTTATCCTTTCTCTAAAGTGAGAAAGAGTATAATTTTCTTCTTCTTGATATGATAAATCATCAGATATATCATATAGTCTGGCCTCTGAATTATTATCTTTAAGTCTTAGTCCACGACCAATACTTTGCAAGTTTCGTATACGAGATTTACTAGGACTACTAAAAACAATGTTATGTAAATTCCTAATATTAATACCAGTAGAAAAGGTACCATAACTGGCGATAATAATAGCATTATCAGATTTTTCTGTGATAGCTCTAATCTTTTCTCTTTCATGTGCTTCTACACCTCCATAAACAAAAAATACTTGTTTGTCTTTACTTCTTTCTTCTATCATTTCTTTTAGTATCATACCATGTTTTTCTACATATTGAAACAGGCAAAGTGAATTGCCTTTTAGACCTAAACATAGATTACGAATATACTTGTTTCTCTTAGTGTTTGATACAAGAAAGTCCATTTCTTCTTGATATGTTTTACCTTTAAGATAATCTATTGACATCTTTTCATGTCTTAACACTAAACAGTTTATTTTTAACTTCGCTAGATGTTCTTTTTCTTGAAGTTCTGTAGTTGATACTATCTTGTTTACGGCACCAAATAAACCCTCTAAAACAAGTTTGTGTGTCTTACTATCATCAAGTGTACCTGTAAGACCTATACGATACTTACAGTTTTCTAGTCTTGACATAATTTTAGTTAAAGAAACTGCCTTAAATAAGTGTGCTTCATCACCGACAACCATTCCGAACTGCTCAAAAAATTTTTTCGGCATTTTGTAGATTGACTGCCATGTACTAATAATTACTCTTTTATCTGTTACTTTTTCATGCCCTTGATATATTCTATGCACTTTTTTTAGACTATCGTAACCATAGTCTTTAAAATCTTTATATAATTGTTCTACTAGAGAAGTAGTTGGTACTACTATAAGAATCTTATTGTTTTTTTCTTCTTTCAGGCGTATCAGATTAAAACGAACCATCAGATAAATTATCAGAGATTTACCCGAAGCTGTAGGCGATAACATTAAACACCTTGATTTTATCATAGAGTAAATAAACGCCGATTTTTGATAATCTCTTACTTCAAAAGGTATGTTTAGTTTGTTAATAAAAGAATCTACAAGTTCATTATCTACATTGGCATCCTTGATTTCTGTTCTGTCTATTACCTCTACATCATTTTCTTTACACCAGTTTAGTATGTAAGGGTATAGACCTGTATAGATTTGACCATTTGTATATGAGAATAATCTTATCTTGCCATCCCAATGTCTTGAACGATAGGCAGGCATAAATTTAAAACCAGGTACAGAAAATGTAAAGTGTTCTCCTAAGTCTCGGCGAACATCCTCATCAGCATCCACTACTAAGTGTACATCATTCTTTTTAGTTAATATCAAGTTTCTCATATAAAAGGATTACCTAACACCCACCCTACTAATGACTTACGAACACCTGATTTGACAGGATGTACTTTGTGCCATATGTGTGAGGGAAATAATATTATATCACCCACATTGGGTTTATCATAAGTAGATGATGTATCAATGTTCTTAGGGTTAGGAACAGTAATCTCAAATTCACCACCTGTATACTCTTTATTTAGTACTACAGTAAAAGACAGCTTTCGTATCATGCCGTTTTCGTAGGCGTCAAAATGAGAATCAATATGCCAGTTGTAATGGTCATCTCTTTCATATCTAGAATATTGTAAAGGTTCTATTGTAGATAACTGAAACTTAAAAGATTCAGCATTTGCACGAAAGATTTTTTCAGTAATAGATTCTACTACTTGATTGTCATTAATCCAAGTAACCATACTACTTCTATGTTTACTATCACCATCTTGTATTTCTGCCTTTTTTAATTGTTCAGCATGTGCAAGACTACAGATATGGTCGCACTCATCATGAGATAGGGCGTTCTTAAAAACATAGTGTACTTCTTGAAGAAACATTAGATAGCACCAGAGGTAAACTTTCTCCACTCTATAGAGTTTCTTATTTGCCAGTCTCTACTACTAATAGTTTTTAAAGTTCTATCTAAGTAATTGACAACAGTTTCTAAGTAGTCTATCTTTTGTTTTGCTTTGATTATATCTTCATCAGATTCTAGATATTTGTCTATATCTGATTTCATGATTTTTAGATTGAAAGGTTTTTCTTGATATACTTTAGGACTTGCCTTACCTGTATAATATTCCCACTTTACTCTTTTAAGTATCTTATAATCAGATTCAGCTCTGCTTAATAACAATTTAAAGTTGTTATATTCTTTAAGATATTTGTTGTGTAACTGAGGTGTCTTTAGAGATTCTAAGTCAAGTTCAGTATCATTTATTTTAAGGTCTTTTGCGACCTGTTCTTGTAATTCTTCTAATGTCATAATATAGTATTATATAATAAAACCAACAAAATGTCAAGTCTTATGTAGTTGTTTCAGTAGTTCTAGCACTTCCTACAGTTGCAAATTCATATATATTATAACTAAAAGATACATCACCTGTGAGATATGAAGTATCGCCTGCTTGTTGGTCATAAGATAAACCTGATAGTGAAATAGGATATAAGTCTCTAAATCTTACTTCTATAACAGGATTATTTTTACTTGATAATACAGTCAATGTGGCGTCTGAATAATATGCCCCTACATCATAACCTTGGTCTTGTGTTATACCAGCGTCTCTATTTTTTGCTGTTGCATTTGAAGTAGGAAATCTATCAGAACCAGCATTTACTAAAGTCTCAAACTGTGTATGATTTCTAGGAAATCCTAGACCTGTTAACCAACCATGTACCTCACGATAGTTTTCTAAGTTTTCATCTACTAAAAAGTCTACATTTAAAGTTGCATATGTTAGTTTATCACCAGGTATGGGTATTTCTTTTAGTGGAGTTGCTTGTTCAG